ACTTCATAACCTCATAAAATGTATCATGTTTAACCACTCAATACACTATGAGTCATGTATGCATACTACAATGAATGCTGTTTACCAGATAGAGTCATCTACATATTCTCCCTGTAGTCTGCTAATTATAGAGAGCTTGGCCTCATCTTCGTCAAGATTTGGAGGTGAATGGGCATATTGGTCCTCTATTTCTTCGAGGAAAGATACAAATTGAATATTTGAAATCTCATAATGGTACCTGCGACCTCCATTAGCATCCATAATGTCATCTCTGTACTCATTTCCAACTTCTATGGCATGGCTGTATGTCTCAGTACGTGACTCGCATACTACCTTGTACCCTTGGCCAAAAATGTCTACATTATATTGTGTTAACTGATCGGGCCGATCAAATCCTCCAGCAACCAGTATAGCTCTTACACCCTCAACTCTTGATATTGGAGAGTAGTAGACTGGAACTTGTGTGCAAGACTGCCTCCAACCTATGACACCTCCAGTCCATATTGTTTCCTCATTGTAATTACCCCTCAAATAAGCTCTAAAGGCCACACCACGTAACGATGTGTCCCAGTAACCTCCAGCAGACATACTTGCTATAACTTTAGCCCTTAAATGCTTGACTTGCTTTCTGTATGTTGGCCGGTTACGTGGAAGATGAATGACATTGGGCTTTATGTATACTAATGTGTCAACGCCTTCATAATTAATTACTGTGCAGCACAACATTCCATCTACACATCCACCTAGAATGTTTTCATCCTCCAAGCTTTGACATATTGATGGCATTCCACATTTAACCGGTTGGGATTGATATGCCATTACTTCTTCCTTATTTGGTAATGTGTCAATCCACTGTGGATCAACTTCAAAGCCTTGCATTGCTAACAATACTGGCTGTCCATTTTCCAAAAAGTGCATTTGGAAGGTATAAGGTTGATGTAGTTCCATGTCTATGCTATGAACTACGGTGTATGATACGCCATGGTGTATGCAATGCCAAATGCCTCTCATACCATCATAGGAATGCAAAGCTAGTACTGGATATTCCGGATTTTCACCTGACAATTGTTTAAGATACATCAAAGATTCATTTCTGAAAGATCCGCGCTGAACATGTTCTCTTAGTTGGCCTTCAAATGCTACTTCTGTATCAATGGCAACTATGACTCCACCTACAAACCTAGCCCATGAGAGTACAATTCCACCGCCATATTCAACATGTTCCGTAAATTTTCTGTACCTTTTCTTTGCAATATATTTTTGGATTTGACGCCTCTCAGTATCACCGAAAGAATCAATAACGGTGGAGTTTGACCTTGCAATTGCATGTTGACCAAAAGGAGTCTTCCCATATGAGCTTAAGATGTATTTTGGTTTCTTTGCTGGTTTTGGATAGAACCGTCTCAATTGCGGAGGTCTTGGAAAAGTGGATCTTTGGTGAGATTCAACCTTAATCATTCCTGATACAGCATTGCCCTCTTTGATTTCATTTGCTGTCGTGTTATATAAGGTGATCTTCTGATTCATGTGGTCAAGCCATTCTAAAGTAAGCTCAATCATTTTCCCACGTTCAAATTCTTGATCTCCATACTTTCTTGGTGTCAACATTCTGTCTCTGACGCGGAAAGCTATCCTACCCATATTTCTTGTTCTTGCTGATGCGACAGTTGACATTAAAGATTCATCTATGCGGTTTGCTTGAAGTTCCATTTTCTGCTGCTTAAAATAAGCTATTTTTTTCTTAAGCTTGGTAATCGCAGTCTTATGCTGTTTTGACATGGATACTTTCATATGCATCAATGGAGCAAAAACACTATCTCTTGTATGAGGATCTAGATCTTGACATTGAGAGTTAATTTTAAAAGACTCTGCTAACAATCCTCCTCTGATTTTTGCATTGAGCAGCGATGCAGGATTTGAAAAAAGCTCAGATCCTTGAACGCCCATGACCAATTCTTTGGGTAAGATATTCAGACCAACTAAGAACTCTTTTTCT